ACAACGCGCAGAGTTCGACGTATGGATGCGCCACTGTCTATCTCAATGGCAGTACCGACTACATTGAGTTATATGGCTATTTGCAAGGGGGCCAAGCGCTTTCGGTTGGTTCAAGCAACACATACTTTCAAGCAACTTTCGTGAGGGGCGCATGAGTTACATCGGAAACCCAATCAACTCGGTGGCCTTCCTGACTGACACGTTCAGCGGCAACGGCAGCACCACAGCTTTCACCATGTCGGTGGCTCCTGCCACGACATCATCGGTGCTTGTGGCCGTCTCTGGCGTGCTGCAAGACCCATCGACCTACTCGGTGGTCGGCACGACCCTGACGTTCTCTGCTGCGCCACCAAGCGGCACAGGCAACGTCTCTGTGCGCTACCTCGGCATCCCTGCTGCTGGTGTCACCACGACTGCGTATCGCACCGTGACCGACAACACAGCGACCGCAGGACAGGCCACGTTCAGCATCCCGTCCTACACCGTGGGCTACCTCAACGTGTTTCAGAACGGTGTTCGTTTAGGTGCTGCTGACTTCACAGCAACGAACGGCACGACGGTTGTTCTGGCTGTTGGCGCTGCTGCTGGTGACCTCATCACCACCGAGAGCTTCTATGTGTCGAGCGTGTTGAACGCTATCCCTGCGACTGCTGGGGCTGTGCAACAGACATACCTTGCTCCTAACGTGGCGGGTAATGGGCCGGCGTTTAGTGCGTATGTTTTGTCTACGCAATACCCATCAAGTTCCACTTGGACAAAAATCACCCTTACAGGTGAAGAGTTTGATACCAACAACAACTTCGACAAGGACACTAACTATCGTTTTCAGCCAACAGTGGCTGGTTACTACCAAATCAATGCTGAGGTCTATTTCAATGGCGGCGCTGTGCTGACCGATGTTCGTGCAGCAATTTACAAAAACGGCAATGTATTTAAGCAGGGCACTTTGAGTTTTGGAACAGGCACTTGGAACAATTCGTTCGTTACGCTTTCAAACATTGTGTATATGAACGGCTCCACCGACTACCTTGAACTATATGGGTACAACATATGCGCCTCCTCTCCTCAATTTGTTGGGGGCTCTGGATACACTAACTTTTCTGGCGCACTTGTGAGGGCAGCATAATGACAAAAGCAGCAAACTTAGCAGCACTGGGTACAAGCAACGGCAACAGCGTTCTTGTCTCAGGCACAGCTGTCGCATCGACCAGCGGCACAAGCATCGACTTCACGGGCATCCCGTCTTGGGTGAAGCGCATTACTGTGATGCTTAATAGTGTTTCTTTAAGCGGTACGTCAAATATTAGACTTCAAGTTGGCGCTGGTTCTATAACGACAACAGGATATAACGGTGGAACAGGAATTACCACCTCTGCTGGAGGCGCTGGAGGGTTTAATTATTCATCCGGTTTTGATACTGACAACTTTACCGCTTCCGCAGCAGATATTCGTCAGGGTCAAATGGTGTTGGCTTTGATTGGCTCTAACACTTGGAGCTTAATTGGGACCATATCATGCCCCGCTGCAACAGGCAGGTATCCGTATATGTCGGGAACAATCGCCTTGTCTGGAACTCTAGACCGTGTACGCATCACGACTGTAAACGGCACAGACACCTTTGACGCTGGTTCAATCAATATCATGTACGAATAAGGAGCAGAGATGACCCTCTACGAAAAGATCAAAGCCATCTACCCAGAACTTCAAGACGCAGACTTCATGACCGTTATTCGTTTGCAAAACGACAGCGACGGTAAGGGTGACTACATTGCAGCATGGGATCATCCTACATTTGCTCGTCCTACGAATGAGCAGTTGGCTGGAGAATAATTAATGGCACTTACAAAAATAACACCAGCAATGGTGAATGCAACAGGCACACCCGATTCTACTACGTATCTTCGTGGTGATGGCTCATGGGCACCAATCTCTGCTGGATTGCCTGGCGCACAAGGACAAGTTTTCACCACAGCAGGAGCAAATACATTCACAGTTCCCGCTGGCGTAACGGCTGTAAAGGTTACTGTTGTTGGCGGCGGCGGAGGCGGTTCATCTATCACTCCCGCCAGCGGTTATGCTAGTGGCGGAGGGGGCGGTGGCGGCGTATCAATTTCATACATTACTGGCTTAACTCCCGGTGGAACCGTCACCGCTACCGTTGGCGCTGCTGGTGGCTCGAATACTGCTGGCGGCACTTCTTCTTTTGGTGCTTATTGTTCTGCTACTGGCGGCTCTGCTGGAAGTGGTACTAGCGGCGGCGCTGGAGGGACTGCCTCTAGTGGTACATTGAATTATTCCGGCGGTACTGGTGGCAATGGATTCGTATATAACATGGGCGGTTGTTGCGGTACTTCGAGTTCAGGCGGTGGCGGTGGCGGCGCTGGCGGTACAAATGCTATGCGCGGCTATGTTACAAACTTTGGCCCGTATGCTGCTATGGGCGGCGCTGGATTGGCTGGAGGTCGCGGCGGTCAGGGTGCGGCAGTAGCCAATGCTGTCTCAGTCGGCGGCACTGCAACTGGATATGGTAATGGCGGAGGCGGTTCTGTTACTAACGGGGCAACTACTGCTGGCGGCGTTGGTACTGCCGGAATTATTATTGTGGAGTGGTAAAAATGAGAGCATTGATTTCCCCTAACGAAATTGTTTCCTATATTTCTGGCTGGACTACCCCTGCACCATTTCAGCCAATTTATACTGTAATTCCTGATTCTGAAAGAGTTGCGGAAGTTTCTGAAACCGAGTTTGAAGTTGCCCCACCTCTTTTTTGGGTGGATTGCGCGAATGATGTTGTGGCAGACCAGTTTTATTACGACTCGGCAAACTCAAATATTGTCAAAGTTCCAGACCCCGCTCCAATGCCTGTGGAAACTCAGCCAGATGCAACTGGAGCGCAAACACTATGACGGAGAGAATCACATCAAAGCATAGCGTCACATACGATGGCGCTACTTTAAATGTGTATCATGCTGACAAAGGGCAAGGTCTTCCACGCCACGAACACCTTTATTCTCATCTAACTGTTTGTCATGCTGGGTTACTTAAAGTAACCAAAGAAGGCAAAGAATTGGTAATGACCAAAGACACACAACCAGTTAACTTGGTTGCAAATGAGTGGCATGAACTTGAAGCATTGGAAGATGGTACTGTGTTTGTTAATGTGTTTGCAGAAGGTAAATACTAATGACAACTATTGACGCTACTGATGCACGTCTCTCGTCACATGAAGAGGTTTGTGCCCTACGCTACGAAGTAATTAATGCTCGCCTTAAACGCTTAGAATCAATTCTTGTCGCAGCATGTGGCGTTTTGCTTTGCGGTATGGGTGGGGTAATTATGACCTTTCTAACACACGGACGCTAATATGCCCTTAACCATCCTTGCTGGAATGAATGCTGCTGTTGCCGCAATACAGCAGGGATGTGAACTGTACAAAGAGTATAAAGGTACTGTGTTAAAAGCCAAAGCAGCCTTTGACGAAGTCAAGGGAATTGCTGTAGAGGTCTCAGATGTTGGTACAGGCATCTGGGATTTCCTAATGTCTAAACTGTTTTCTAAAGAGCCAGAGAAACCTCCTGATGCTCCTCCTCCAAAGGTTGAGACAAAGAAGATTACGAAAGCTCCTGAACCAGAAGACAAAGATGAACAGGCAATTAAACAAGACCTGATAAAGAATTTAAAAGTCTTCTTCAAAGGCATGATTGCCATGGACAAGAAGATTAAAACCCAACAAGAACGGATTGATACTTCTGAGATTGATCCCGATGAACTTCTTGATATTTCTCTAGATCATGTTGTAGCTAAGAAAGAAATGGAAAAGCTACAAAAGACAATTAGGGAGATAATGGTTTACCAAAGTCCCCCTGAACTGGGCGCTCTGTACACAGACGTGGTTAGCATGTTTGGGTTGGTACAAGAAAAACAAGAAGCAACACACTTATTAAACCTTAGAAAACGGAGAGAGGCGTGGCAACGACAAGACCGTCTTCTAAACAAAATAAGACAACGAATAGCATGGGTCGTCGTAATGGCCTTAGTGGTGATGGAAATATGGGGACTAACTCTGGCAATTCTTCTAGCGAGACCGCGTTTGTAAGTTTTCTCATACTACTTACATTGCTGTTTTTTATTATCCTTCCATTTGAGCTGTACCTCTACATCATTGTAAAGGACGCAGTTGAGATGTGTTACAAAGCTAAACAATGAACGAACTAATGAACATGCTTAAAGGGACTGCTCCTGCCCTTGCAACGGCTGTTGCAGGCCCTCTAGGGGGTATGGCAATATCAGCTATAGCCCACAAGTTTGGAGTGGCTCCTACGGCCTCTGCTGTAACGCAAGCACTTAAGGACAACCCTGACCTGGCGCTCAAACTTAAAGAGATTGACGCTAAAGAATACGAAGTTGAGCAAACAAACTTAACAGAACGTATGAAGGCTGACATGGCCTCCGATTCGTGGTTGTCTAAGAACATCCGTCCCATGGTACTCATCTTCTTGTTGGTAGCATACAGTGGCTTTGCCATTGCATCTATCTTCAACTATGAGACTCGTGGTGCTTATGTTGAGTTGCTTGGTCAATGGGGTATGTTGGTAATGTCGTTCTACTTTGGTGGACGCACAATGGAAAAAATTGCAGATAGGGTTAAGAAATGAAACTTAAAGATATTGTCCTTATGACAGCCACAGGCTCCTTGGTAGCTGTTGTAATTAACATGATGATTATGTTTACCATAGCCATCTTGGATCCCACAGTGGATGACGAAAAGGTCTTCACTATTATTGGTCCAGCCTTTCAAACCATCGTTGGTGGTTTTATTGGTTTGATTACGGGCATTAACATTGGTAAACAGGAAAAACAAGATGAATCTGAGTGAACATTTCACCCTTGAAGAAGCAACCTACAGCGAAACTGCTGTTCGTAACGGTATTGACAATCAACCTTCTACCGTACAACTGGAAAACATGAAGACTGCTGCAGCAAAGCTGGAAGCTCTTCGTGCCGTTACTGGTCCATTGAAGATTAACTCTTGGCTGCGTTTACCTGCTGTTAACGTTGCTGTTGGTGGTAGCAAAATCTCTAGCCACATGGATGGTTGGGCAATTGATGTTAGCTCCTCTAAGCTGACTCCCTACCAACTCTGCCAAGAAGTACAAAAAGCTGGTATTAAATTTGACCAGATGATTCATGAGTTTGGTCGTTGGATGCACATTAGCTTTGCTCCTGAAATGCGCCAGCAAGAACTCACTATCTTCAAGCCAGAAGGCAAATACAAACCTGGCATCTTAACAGAAGCCGAATATCACAAAGCGTAAGGATTTAAATGTCTACATCGGGAACAACTACATGGAAGCTTCAACGTGACGCCATCATCAGTGCTGCTCTTCGCAAGCTTGCTGTGTTGTCTGGTGGAAGCACACCAACTACTGCGCAAGTGACTGAAGCAGCGGAAGCCCTTAACGCAATGATTAAGGGTTTCCAAGCAGATGGTATGCCCGTCTGGGCTATGAAGAGTTATACCTTCTCTACCATTGTGGGACAAGCTGCTTATCAAATTGGCAACAGCCAAGCTTTAAATACTCCCATGCCCTTGAAAGTTGTTCAGGCATGGCGTAGTGACAGCACTACTTCTAACGTTCCTCTAAACGTTTATACAGACACTAATTATAACTTGTTGCCATTGACCAACTCGTCTGGTACACCTGTTAACTTGTATTACCAGCCACAAATGCAGTTGGGTACAATTAACCTGTGGCCTAAGCCAGCAGATGCAACAACGTCAATTACAATTCGCTATCAGCGTCCCTTTGAGGACATGACTAGCTCCACTGATGACATTGACTTCCCTCCCTATTGGACAGAAGCAATGATCTTTGGTTTGGCTGATCGCCTTGCTCCTGAATACGGTGTTCCTTTGCAAGATCGTCAGCTCCTAACACAACAAGCTGAACGCTTCCATCAAACAGCCCTGAGCTTTGGTATGGAAGAAGGCAGCATGTTCTTCCAACCTGACTATGTAGGACGATAATGGCTTACAGTAAAACACCCGTCGTACAGACCTATGAAACAAAACGGGTTAACTTTATTGCTAACCCACAACAACGTGATACTTCTGGTAGCAAGGATTTTCGTCTGATTAACATGATGACGGAGGTTATTACTAGTCCTATTGGGGATCAGAAGAAATACTACATTAAAAGTCGTCCTGGTATGACTACTTCCTACACAACAAACTCTGCTGTAGGACGTGGTATGTACAACTGGATTGTGAGCGGGACTTCTTATATTATGAATGTAAGCGGTAACAAGGTTTACTACAACGGTACGCTGGTGTTAACGTTATCTACATCAACAGGACAAGTAGGTTTTACAGAATTCGTTAGCTCCACTGGTACAGTTTCACTGGTACTAGTAGATGGTACTAATGGCTATGTCTTCTCCTCTCCCAGTTCGTATACGCAGATTACAGATTCTGACTTCCCTACTCCACACATTCCACATCCTATTTTTATGGATGGTTATTTGTTCTTAGCTAAGTTAGGCACTCAAGACATTTACAACAGTAACCTAGATGACCCAGCTTTGTGGACTTCTGGTGAGTTTATCTCTGCTGAGATGTATCCAGATAAGATTGTGGCGTTGTCAAAGAACAATAACTACATCTATGCCATTGGATCAAACTCGGTTGAATACTTTTATGATGCAGCTAACGCTACAGGGTCTCCGTTGGCTCGACATGCTAGCGCGGTGCAACAATTTGGTACAGTCGCTCCTGCCACTGTCATCCAAACAGAAAAAGAAGTAATCTTTATCGGTGAAACGGGTAATGGTGGACACACTGTCTGGACCATTGACGGCTTTAAAGAAAAAGAAATCGGTATCCCCTCTATTAAGTCTGCGCTCTTAGGTGAGGGTAGTAACCTAGCAAGTGCTACAGCCTTCTGTGTACGTGTATCTGGACAAAAATGTTACGTGGTTTGTTTGACTACTCGTACATTGGTATACAGCTTCTCTACAGAAATGTGGCATGAATGGGCAACGAGTTCAAGTATCTTTACTGGTAACTATGGTACAGATGGTCCTAACGGTAGTGCTTACATCTTAGACAAGTCTAACGGCAAGGTTTACCTAATGGATGAAATGAAGTACACCGATGCAGGAACTGCCATTACTTGTACAGCCATTTCTGCTAAACTAGATTTTGACAACATGAACCGCAAGTTTATGCACCGTCTAACTCTGGTTGGTGATGTTCCTGATGATACCTATGTAGACAGCACAGTTAACGTATCATGGTCAGACGATGACTACAAAACATGGTCAACCCCCGTTGCTCTTACCTTTAACGGAGATCTACCTGCTATTTTTAGATTGGGTCAGTTCCGTCGACGTGCAATTAAACTCACATATGCTCTGCCTCACCTGCTTCGTTTAGAAGGCATGGAAGTGGATATTAACAAAGGAGGTAACTAATGGCTATTGGTTTACCACCACCACCCACGAGAGCGGACAATGGTGACTTTGCATGGGTCTCTTGGTATAACCAGTTGTACACACTCCTGTCAACAACAGGAGCTGTTGCTTGGTCTCAAGTGGACAAAGCGGGTAGTTCTATTGCTGACTTACAGAACAAGAACCATTCGCTGTTAACAGGCTTACAAGGCGGTACGTCAGGTCAATATTATCACCTCACTGCTGCTGAATATGCAACCCTTGTTGCTAACGATATTAAGTATGGTGCTTGGCATAGCACCGCTACTCAAACAGCAGCGGCGGCTAACACAGCCTATGCTATGACAGTGGACACCACAGACTATACCAATGGTTGTTCTGTGGCTAGTAGCTCTAGATTTACTGCCGCCAGTGCGGGTTTGTATAACGTTCAGTTTAGTGCCCAGCTTACCAGTACAGATACATCTATCCATGATGTTAGTATCTGGTTACGTAAAAACGGTACTGATGTTGCTGCAAGTAACACAATGATTTCTGTTCCAAACAGTCATGGTGGTGTGAATGGTCATAACGTAGCAGCATGGAACTTTTTTATTCAACTTTCTGCTTCTGATTATGTTGAACTTATGTGGTCAACAGATGCCACAACAATTTCAATTGAAGCAACGGGCACACAAACAAGCCCAACTCGTCCAGCCACTCCATCACTTATTGTGACGATGGACCGAGTTCACGCATAACTTTTAAGGAATATATTATGGGATGGTGGACAGATTTACGCGACACAGTTGAAGCAGTCGCGGTACCCGTTGGTAACTACTTTCTTCCTGGCTCTAGTCTCCTAACCTCAAAACTGGTTAGTGAAGGTGCAAAAGAAAAACTCAACAGCGACTTTGGTAATTTGGCTATGTTGGGTAGTGGGGTTGCTGGTGGTCTCAATGGCAACATGAGCAACTACAACTCTCTTGGTGAGATGTTTAACACTGGTGCGGCTACTACAGGAACAGGTGCTGAACTAGGCACTACTACTACTGGAGTTGACCAAACAGGGCTTGGTGCTACAAGCACTCCAACAACCCCAGCAGTGATGCCTGGGACTGTGTCACAAGGTAGTAACGTTCCATCATACGGAACTGCTGGTGGTGAAGGCAACTATGGCTATGATATGGGTACAGGAACTGCTGCTCCTGCAACAGTACCAGCAAGCCCCTATGCTCCAGACAACATTGATGTAGGTGGTGGTTTTAACCCTGCTGCTGGCTACACAGCTCCAAAAGGTTTCTTGCCCTCTCTGATGGCTGGTAACTTTGGTGATGCTGCTAGTGCTGCAGGTACAAAGATTATGGACAATCCAATTCAAAGCATGTACGTTGGTGGTAGCTTGTACGACATGTATGCTAAGAACCAAATGGCTAAGAAACAAGAAGCTCTGTATAACCAAAACCGTGCAGACATCTTGAACACATACCAACCAGGTTCTCCTGAGTACAACTTGCTCAAGCAAGAAATGGATCGTAAGGATGCTGCTGCTGGTCGTAATAGTCAGTATGGCACTCGTGCTAACGAGTTTGCTGCTAACATTGCTAAATTCCGTACAAATGCTCTAGGTAATCTGGCAACAGGTCAAAACGCTCTCTACAACACCTCGTTGGGTAACCAATATGGTATGATGAACACTCCCCTGACTCTGGCTGCATTGACTGCTACACAAAAGCGAGGCTAATAATGGCTGACTTATCAACAATGTTTAACCAACTAGGTCCAGCAGGAGGTTCTATCCTTGCTGGTGTTCAAATGGGTAATGAAGCAAATGCTGCTCAATCTGAGCAAGCTATGCGTAAAGCTCAAATGGATAAAATCCTTATGGATATGGATCAAGCTAAGCTGATGAATCCTTTGGAATTACAAGCTAAGCAACAAGCTCTTGACGCTGGTAAACTGAAAGCTCAACAAGAGAAAGATGCTTATCGTGATGAGGTGTTGGGTAAAGCAATTCCTACATTAGCAAACATCTCTGGACCAGCACGCTATGCCGCGGTAGATCAAATCTTTGCACAAGCAGGTTTGCCTTTGGATGACGCCGATCGTAAACACTTGTTCAGCATGGATCCTGATGCAATGCTTAAGGAACTTAAAGCCAAGCATGAGTGGTCAGTAACGCAGAACAAGGCATATCGTCAAGCTATGGATGTTGAAGAAGTAAAACGTAAGTCTGCTGAGAAGATTGCTAGTGGACATGATGCTGCAACACGTTATACTGCAGATCAACGTGCTAATGCTGCAGCAGCTAAGAAACAAGGTATTGCTTCTATTCAAGAGAACGTTCGTTCTGGTAAGATGACGGCTGAAAAAGCTGCTGTTGCTCTATTTGGTGCTGCTCAGTTCGAGACAGATCCCGATACTAAACGACAGTATGAAGACATGGCCCGTCAATACGAACAGTTTGCTATGAATCAACGTAATGCTGCTAATCAGGGCCGTGTCGACGTGGGTGCAGCAGCTAATCTTCCAACACAAACACTCTCTCCTGCCCTTGGTGCCCCAGGTGCTGGACCAGCTCCAACAGCTAACCCCAATCGCCGACCAATCAGTCAATATTAAGGAAATCTATGGACATCGACGCAGCTCTGAAAGACGGGTATTCAATTCAAGAAGTTAACGCTGAAGCAGCACGTCGTGCAGGATTTAACTTGACTGCAGCTAAAGCTGATGGTTATTCTGATGATGAGATTTTGCAAGAGTTGCGTACTCGTCTGGCTAAGCCTACAGAACCCTCTGCTAAGGATAAAACCATGGCAGAGATTCAACAAGCCGTTACTCAACAACGTGAAGGTTTGACTGGCACAGCAGAAGCTGCTTTGAATGTCGGTACAGGAGCTGCTGGCGCAGCCCTTGGTTGGATTCCTGCAGCAATGCAGAAACTCAATGGCGCTCCTGATCGCTTTGAGGACTTGTACGCTAAGAACATGGAAGCCATGACTTTCCAGCCTCGTACAGAAGCTGGTCAGGAAACTGCTGGTCGTATTGGTGAAGCCATTAACCGCTACGTGGTTCCTGTTGCTCCAATGCTTGGTGGTTTGCCTATGCTTAAGGCTGGTGAAGCTGCTACGGCTGCTAAGGCTCGTTTGATGCCTAAAGCAACAGAGATTCCAAAGGCCGTTGAGGTTACTAAGCCCAAGACAGGCGTAGCTGCCATGAAGGATGAGTTGGCTGGTAAAACAGAGCCTACTGTGGATGCTAACGCTGAGTTCTACAAGCAACAAG